CAATAAAAGACTTGATGATATTACAAAGACTCAAGAGAACATTAGAAATCACAATTCAGAAGTTGTAAAGTTAAACACTCAATTTAAATCATTGAACACATACAACACAAAGTTGTTGAATGAGATTGCACAGATCGAGAAGAATACTGCATCGTTTGAAACTGACAACGCTAAGCTAAAAGAATTGAAAGTGTTGTTGGAAGGTCATGTCAGAAATGCAAAGCAGTATGCAGAAGATAAACAGTACTATGAGTATGCGTCAACTCTATTAAAAGACACAGGTATTAAAACTAAAATCATCAAACAGTATTTGCCTGTAATGAACAAGTTGATTAATAAATACCTTGCCGCGATGGACTTCTTTGTTAACTTCAATCTTAATGAAAACTTTGAAGAGACTATTAAGTCCAGACATAGAGATGAGTTTTCTTATGCATCTTTCTCTGAGGGTGAAAAGATGCGTATAGATTTGGCACTTCTGTTTACTTGGCGGCAAGTTGCAAAGATGAAGAACTCGGTAAACACGAATCTTCTAATACTTGATGAAGTGTTTGACTCATCTCTAGATGGAGTTGGAACAGAAGAATTTCTTAAACTTCTAAACTCTTTAGATACAAATACAAATGTGTTTGTTATATCACATAAGGGTGATCAACTATTCGACAAGTTCAGATCGGTAATTAAATTCGAAAAGCGAAACAATTTTTCACAGGTGGCAAAATGAGTGATGTTATTACGTTCAATACAGAAACATGGAAAGATGATTTAAAATCACCAAAAATGACTGTTACTACTAAAGTTAGTACTTTCAAGTTGGTGTCTGAGAATGATCCGATTCTCAAAGAAATTATTCCAGAATTTGACTTTGATAAACCTCCAGTTGATCCTAATGCGTTTGCAAGTTCTCTTGTTGATACTTGTATTAAACATGAAGGATTTGGACTATCTGCAAATCAATGTGGATTTAGGCATCGTGTATTCGTTGTTGGTGCTGGAGAAGAATACGTTGCATTCTATAATCCAAAGATTGTTTCATCATCAGGTTCTACAAAGTTACCAGAAGGATGTTTATCATTCAAGAATCTTTATCTAGAGGTTGAAAGACCTGAATCGATTGAAGTTGAATATCAAGACTTTACTGGTACACATAAAACTGCCAAATTTAGTGGACTGACGGCACGGTGCTTTCAACACGAGCTTGACCACCTGAACGGAGTGTGTTACACTAAGCGTGTTGGTCCTGTTGCCCTCAAGATGGCGAACAAGAGGAGAATCAAATTTGTTCATTCGACAGACTAGGAATACATAATGAAAGTGAATGAAAGTACAGAATATGAAAATTGCATTGGTGTAAGAGATACATCGCAAGCGATTACTTTTGAAGATTTACTTGGTGAGATTCAAGATCCTTCTACGAGTACTCCTGATTGGAAGAAACATTGGAAAGGAATGCCTGAATATGAACAGGATAAGAATCCACCATATAAACAAATCTATTTGAACTTCCGTAACAAAGAAGATTATGAAGCATTTGCTAAACTGATTGATCAGAATTTGTCTGAGAAAACTAAAAGTATTTGGTATCCAAAACTAGATCGTGAAGAGAACTCTCTGATGAGATGGATTGAAGAATGACAAACCCTGTTCATCCTGTTTATATTATTTCTAAGTCACGCCATGAGAGTATGAAGACTTCTAGATCTTTGTCTAGAATGAAAGTACCTCATTACATTACGATAGAACCACAAGAAGAGAAACTGTATGAACAAGCACTTGATAACTTTAAGATTAGAGATTATGTAACTCTTTTGGTTGCTCCATTCTCTAATCATGGTGATGGACCAGGACGTGCAAGAAATTGGTGTTGGGATCATGCAATCTCTATTGGCGCTGATAAACATTGGGTTCTAGATGACAATATTGATGACTTCTATCGATTGAACAACAACAAACGTATTCGTGTTGAGTCTGGCGCAATCTTTAAGGCAGCAGAAGACTTTGTTGATCGATATGAGAATGTTCCAATCTCTGGATTTCAATACCGATTCTTTATTGCACCAAATAGTTTTTATCCACCGTATGTTAAGAATACACGAATCTATTCTACTCTTTTGATTTCTAATGATTGTAAACATCGGTGGCGTGGTCGATACAATGAAGATACGGATATCTGCCTTCGTGTTCTAAAAGATGGTGATTGTACTATTCAATTCAATGCTTTTCTACAAGGTAAAGCAGCAACACAAACTGTCAAAGGTGGCAATACAGAAGAGTTCTATCATAAAGAAGGCACAATGTCTAAAGAAGAGTGGAGAGATGGTAGACTTAATCCAGAAGGCACTCGAAATAAATCTCAGATGTTAGTTGATCTACATCCGGATGTTGCAACAATGGTTAAGAAGTATGGACGTTGGCATCACTACGTCGATTACTCTGTCTTTAAGAAGAATGAATTGAAATTGAAACCTAATGTTGTTATACCAGAAGGTATCAACAACTACGGTATGAAACTCGTCAGAAATTTTGGAAAGCAAAATTCTCTTGACATCTCGCATATATAGTAGTATACTATATTTTACTCGCAAGAGTATTTTTCGTGAACTGATAATGGAGAAACACAATGGAAAAAATGAATGTTAAGAATCGTATGCTCGCCGTCCTCAAACAGAAAGAGGGATATAACACCTTTACCGTAAAGCAGGCGCGCCGTCGATTTGGTATTGAGAATGTCGCTGCACGAATCAGCGAACTTCGTCAAGAAGGTCATTGCATCTACACAAACACAAAAACTTTGCAAGATGGACGTAAGATTAACTTTTATCGGTTAGGCACTCCAACTAAAGGTCTTGTTAAAGCTGCACTACAATCTGGTTATTCACTAAGTTAATATCATCTTGTAGGTGGTAAGAGGAGCGTAATGCTCCTCTTTTTTTTCTATAAAAATGGAGTTGTTATGGAAATTTCTATCAAAGCCGAAGAGTTGCAAAAGAAAAGCATCTTCGTTGCTACACCAATGTATGGTGGGCAAAATCACGGACTCTATATGAAAGCATGCCTTGATCTTCAAGGTCTTTGCGTTCAGTATGGAATCAATATTAAATTCTCGTTTCTATTCAATGAGTCGTTGATTACTCGTGCGCGAAACTATCTTGTTGATGAGTTCTTGCATCGGTCGGATTGTACACATCTTTTGTTTATCGACTCTGATATCCATTTCAATCCACAAGATGTACTTGCTATGCTTGCATTGGACAAAGATGTTGTCGGTGGTCCATATCCTAAGAAGTCGATCAAATGGCGCGCTGTTAAAAAAGCAGTCGAATCTAATCCTGATATTGATCCAGGTCTTCTTGAGAAAGTGACTGGTGATTATGTGTTCAATCCAGTTAAAGGTACTTCACAGTTCTCTGTGTCTGAACCATTGGAAGTAATGGAAATCGGTACTGGCTTTATGATGGTAAAGCGTGAAGTGTTTCCTCAGTTTGAGAAACAGTATCCAGAATTGAAATACAAACCAGATCATGTTGGTCAAGCTAACTTTGATGGCACTCGATACATTCATGCATTCTTTGATACTGTGATTGATAAAGTGTCTGAACGTTATCTATCAGAAGATTATATGTTCTGCCAGTGGTGGCGTAATATGGGTGGCAAGATTTGGTTATGCCCATGGATGCGCACTCAACATATTGGCACATATCACTTCCAAGGAGATATGCCAGCAGTGGCAAATTATGTCGGAGAAATGTAATGTTTGTTGGAATTCTTGGCTTTATTGGATCAGGTAAAGGTACTGTTGGAGACATTTTATCTGATGTTGGTTTTGAAAAGATTAGTTTTGCATCCCATCTTAAAGATGTAACTTCTGTTATGTTTGGATGGGATCGCAATCTACTTGAAGGTGATACTGATGAATCACGAGAATTTCGAGAAGAAGTAGATCCATTTTGGTCTGATAAACTTGGACGTAAGTTTACACCTCGTCTTGCATTACAACTAATGGGCACAGAAGTTGGACGTAATGTGTTTGGCGAAAACATTTGGATCCATTCATTAGAGAATAAAATCAAAGATGTAAGTAAACATTATGTTATCACAGATGTACGATTTCAAAATGAAATTGATTGGATTAGAAAACAAAAAGGTATTCTAATCGAAATCAGAAGAGGTAAACTTCCATTGTGGTATAACGTAGCAGGTGAAGCTAACAATGGTTGTCAACATTCTATCTCGGTCATGAAAGATATTGAAATTCATGAGTCTGAGTGGAAATGGATTAACAAACAAAACGTAGACCATGTGGTCAGAAACGATGGAACTCTTGAAGATCTACGAGAAAGTATGATTTTGTGCTTGAAAATGTTCTATGGATATGATATGATTGATGAACTTACTATAGGAGTATTGTAATGAAACTGTCACCCGACACTATGAATATCTTGAAAAACTTTACTGGAATTAACGAAAGTATTTTTGTTAAACCTGGTAATGTACTTGAAACTATCTCAAAGAAGAAGAACATTCTTGCACGAGCAGAAGTTGTTGAATCTTTTCCAACTGAGTTTGGCGTGTATGATGTTAATAACTTTCTAAGTGTTATTACACTTGATCGTACTGGTATTCCAGAACTTGAGTTTAATGATAAAGAGATTTTGATCAGTACACATTCTGGTCGTAGTAAAATTCGATATCGTAAAGCAGCAAAAGAAACTATTCTTATTCCTCCAGAAAAGAGTATCAATATGGATTCAGCAGAGATTAAATTCACTCTTGCTGCTGTAGACTTTGAGTGGATTACTAAAGTTGCAAGTGTTTTGAGTTCTCCAAATATTGCATTCGTTTCTGATGGTAAAAATGTTTCTGTTGAAGCGTTTGATAAACTTGATGATGCAGCACATGCAAACTCAACTGATATTGGTGAATTTGCATCAGAGAAACCATTCAAGATGATTTTTGCTTCTGAGAATCTTAAATTGATTGCCGGTGCATATGATGTTGCCATTTCTGCAAAAGGTATTGCTCATTTCAAAAACAAAAATGCTCCAGTTGAATACTGGATCACTACTGAAACTGGTTCTAAGTACGGCGCTTGATTATTTTTTATATTATGGAGATTGTGAATGGAAAATCAAATGTTGTGGGTCGAGAAATATCGTCCACACAAAGTTGCTGATTGTGTTCTCCCGGAAACTCTTAAATCTACATTTCAGGAATATGTTAATAGAAAAGAAATCCCAAATCTGCTTCTTGCTGGATCCGCAGGCGTTGGTAAAACAACAGTCGCAAAAGCCCTCTGTGAAGAAGTCGGATGTGACTACATCGTCATCAATGGTTCAGACGAAAGCGGCATTGACACATTCCGTAACAAAATTAAAAATTATGCATCCTCAATGAGTCTTTCTGGTGGTCGAAAGGTCATCATCATTGACGAGGCAGATTATTTAAATCCTAACTCAACTCAACCTGCACTTCGTGGTGCGATTGAAGAATTTGCAATTAATTGTTCATTCATCTTTACTTGTAATTACAAGAATCGCATTATCGAACCACTTCATTCTCGATGTTCTGTTGTTGAATTTAAGATTCAGAATGGACAGAAAGCAAAGATGGCAACTCAATTCTTTAAACGAGTTGAGAACATTCTTCGCAACGAGAATGTACAGTTTGATAAAGAAGTTGTTGCTGCTGTTATCACAAAACACTTTCCAGACAATCGGCGCATTCTAAATGAATTGCAACGATATGCTGTGTCTGGTTCTATCGATAAAGGTATTCTTGCAGCAGTTGCAGATGTCCAACTTACTGGACTTACTAAATCATTGAAAGAAAAAGACTTTACTTCTATGCGGAAGTGGATTACAAACAATCTTGATAATGATCCTAAAACAATTCTTCGTAAGATTTATGATTCACTATATGATCTATTGAAACCAGATAGTATTGCTCCTGCTGTGTTGATTCTATCTAAGTATCAATATCAATCTGCATTCGTTGCAGATCAAGAGATTAATCTGGTTGCATGTCTTATTGAATTTATGGTTGAGTGTGAGTTCAAATGAAACTTGATCTATATGGAAATAAAATATTAGATGCTTCTGATTTTTCTAAGAAAATAATAAAACAGTTTAATGATCAACAAGATATTAGAATCTATCATAGTTTTGGAACAAAAAGTGGTCATGAAAATGATTGTTCTACTATTTTCCCTAGATCTGCAATATATTGCATTTATAAAAATGGTAAACCAATATATGTGGGTCTAAGTCGAAATTCTACTCATAATAGGATAGGTAGATTTGTTCAAGGTGCTTTAAATAAAGAAACTAAGAACACTAAACATCCTGGTGGCCGACGATACCGTATAGAATATGGTGATGACTTACGAGGATTAAGTGTTAAGTATTTTGATATGACAAAGATAAATCTTCCAGAATACATCTCTATGGAAGAAATTGAACTTGATCTAATTCGTAAATTGAAACCAAAGTTGAATATTCAAATTCGAAACTTCGCACACATTGAACAATGTTCATTAGAGGCACTATAATGGATTTATTCAAAGACATTATTCCATCTATACTTCAAACTAAGAAGTACACTTTTTCAGAAGAGTCGTATAAACCATACGTTGCAAATAAAGCATTATCTTATCATATCGATTGCGTTCCATATGCAAATCAAATGAATATGTCTACATCACTTGATTCTGAATTGCAATATCAGTATCTTCTAAATACTATTCGTGGGATGAAACGAAAGTTTCAACCATGGCAAAAAGCAAATAGTATTGAAGATTTGGATTGTGTTAAAGAATACTTTGGTTACTCTAATGCGAAAGCAAAAGAAGCACTACGTATCTTAAATAAAGACCAGATATCTTTGATAAAAGAAAAACTAGACAAAGGTGGAGTGAAGAATAATGATAAGAATCGAAGATCTGGTTGAAGTAACACTCGATCAAAAGGACGACTTTCTTAAAGTCCGTGAAACGTTGACACGTATTGGTGTTGCATCAAAGAAAGAAAAGACTCTCTTTCAATCATGTCACATTCTACATAAACAGGGTAAGTACTATATTGTCCACTTTAAAGAGTTGTTTGCTTTAGATGGTAAAGAAACCGACTTCTCTGAAAACGATATGGCACGTAGAAACACCATTGCAAATCTATTAGAAGATTGGGAACTTCTAAGAATCGTAGATGAATACAAGACTGAAGAACCAACAGTCTCATTGTCACAAATCAAAATTCTTTCACATAAAGAAAAAGGTGAGTGGCAACTAGTACCCAAGTACAATATTGGTTCAAAAAAAGTACTCAATAAAGAGTAAATTTGTATAAATAATAGTGTGGATGCCGTAAGGGTTCACGCTATTATCAACTCGCTTTAATTAGGAGAAAATTATGACGCACATTTCGTTGCCTTATGGCAAATCTTTGCTTCCAGCCACCGTTGGCTTTGATCGTCTTCTCAGTACATTCGAAGAATTCGATAACATACTGTCAACTAAGACGCAGACTTATCCACCATACAATATCATCAAAGAAGATGAATGTAATTACACTATTGAAATTGCAGTCTCTGGCTTTAAACGTGATGACATTGAAATCACAACTGAGGGTGGAAAGCTAACAGTCGGTGGTTCAATTAAAACCACAAGAAGCTCTGAGAACTTTCTACATCGTGGAATTGGCAATCGTGACTTCTTTCATAAGTTTGTTCTTGCCGAAACAATCGTTGTGAGGGATGCTGATCTAGTTGATGGTCTTCTTGTTATTAAACTGGAGAATGTTATTCCAGAAGAGAAGAAGCCTCGCAAGATTCCTATCGGTCAAACTGTTGCACCTAAACAACAGTTGAAAGGTAAGACTTGACAACTAGTCTAGTGTGATGTATAATTCCAAGTAAGCGTAAAAACTTACTTGGAATCTAAATTATGAAAAAGAATCATCTAAACAAACCAATCAAACTGCGGAACAAAGTGACGCAGGATATCTACTTTACTTTCCACGATTGGCCGTCAAAAGAAATTGATGGTGTCAGTTTTGTTTCTGTTGTACCCGATAATCTACTAAATAAACTTCCGATGCAAAAACATTGGATGCGTGAAGATTCTTTAGTCAAATCAAAATAACCGCCTGTAGCTCAGTGGATAGAGCAACAGCCTTCTAAGCTGTGGGTCGCAGGTTCGATTCCTGCCAGGCGGGCCAAATTAAAATAGGAGTTTATATGAAATACGAATGTCAAGTATGCAATCATATTCATGATGAAGAAGTTGATGGTAAGTTTGAAGACTTGCCTATGTTCTATCTTTGTCCAAGTTGTGGTTGTCACAAAGATGAATTTGTCCCTTTGGAAACTGAATGAAACAAAAGTTTATCGATGCATATATGAAAACAGCTGAAGTGTTCGCTGAACTATCTTCTGCTAGGCGACTTCATGTTGGTGCGATTGTTGTAAAAGATGATCGTATTATTTCAATCGGATATAATGGAATGCCATCTGGTTGGAATAACAATTGTGAAGATGAGATACAACAAGTTGACGCACAAGATTTTCTGCGTATTACGTTAAAAACTAAACCCGAGGTATTACATGCTGAAACCAATGCTATTGCAAAGTTGGCTAAGTCTACAGAGTCTGGAGACGGTGCTACTATGTTCGTTACTCATGCACCTTGTATGGATTGCGCTAAGTTAGTATATCAATCTGGTATTACAAGTTTGTATTATAGGAATTCTTATCGTGATGAATCTGGTTTGGACTTTCTAAGAACTGCTAATGTTGAGATCCATCAAGTTAGTCTCTAGTAATTCAAAGTCATTTATGCCGAAGTGATAGTCCTCTAGTATTTCTAACATGAGTTTAAATACTACCATCTGCCTAGTTAGATTTGATAAATCAGATTCTCTTCGTTTGATTAGATTTTCAACAAAGTTCTTGAGTATATTTTCACCTTTAGATTTATTCCAAAGTTTCTCATAAGTAAGTTTAGAGTTGCGAATGTGCCTCTTACAAGTTTCAATCTGATCAATAACTGTTTGTGATGCCTGATTAACATCAGATTTCATTTTTAAAATAGGATCATCAATCTCGCTGTTTAGATCTGGTACATAATGATTAATCATATTATTAAGACGTTCTAGTGCTTCATTTCGAATAGTAAACTCTGCGCTGAATTTACCTGTTCGATCATACTCCTGTCTTCTTATAGGATCACTAAGTACTTCATACGCAAGTTTAATTCGTTTAAAACGTTCTTCATCACCACTTTCTTTATCTGGATGGTATTTTTGAGCATAAATTCTATAGTTATGTCTTATTTCTTCTTGCGAAGCTGTTGACAAAACGCCTAGTTCTTGATATAGTGTCATTGTTGCTCTTTTTGTTTTATTTATAAAATGCCCTGGTGGTGGAATGGTAGACACGCTGGTCTTAGAAGCCAGTGCTTAATCGCGTGACGGTTCGAGTCCGTCCTGGGGCACCAACTAATAGGAAATTGTTATGTTTATTAAACTCACTAATGCTTCACCAGCACATAAAGGCAAACATCTTGCCCTTCGTAAAGATTTGATTATCTCTGTTTATCGAAACATTGCAATTCGTGAAGATGAATCTGTTGAAGAAGTGACTTATGTGTTTGCGCCACCACATGGTACATGGGAAGTTGAAGAGTCGTTTGAGACTGTCATGTCTCGTTTGAAATAAAGAAAAGTTCTAAGCCCTTTTAGTTAAATGGTATAACAGTTGATTTGTAATCATCAATTGGCAGTTCGATTCTGTCAAGGGGCACCAATTTTTTAAAAAAGGAAATTAAATGCGATTGGAAGGATTTGTTGAGAAAGGTTGGGGTAGCGAATTAATTTGGGCTACCAATGATAAATATTGCGGTAAACTATTGAAATTTAATACTGGATCAAAATTCAGTATGCATTTTCATTCGCAAAAAGATGAAACATGGTATGTTTTAACTGGGAAATTTGGAGTTAATTATATCCAAACTAAAGATGCCAGTATGCAAAGTGTGATTTTAAATGCAGGTGACGTTTGGCGAAACGAACCATTAGAACCTCATCAAGTATTTTGTTTAGAAGAGGGCATAATTATTGAAGTTTCTACGCCAGATTCTGTTGAAGATAACTATAGAGTTCTTCCGGGAGATTCTCAGAAATGAAAATTCTCCTAACTGGTCATAAAGGATTTATCGGTAGTCATATGTTTACTGCATTAGAAAATGCAGGACATTTAATCGATACATATGAGTGGGGCGATAAACAATTACCAAGTGTTGTGGAACAAGATTGGGTAATTCACATTGGCGCAATCAGTGCAACAACAGAGAAAGACATTGAAAAAGTTCTAACACAAAATTTAGATTTTAGTGTTAAATTATACAATGAATGTAAGATGCATGGTGTTAATTTTCAATACTCAAGTTCTGCTAGTGTATATGGATTAAATCGCGAGTTCACTGAAGAATCTGCATTGGATCCAAGAACTCCATATGCATGGTCAAAATATCTATTCGAAAGATATGTACGTAAACATCCATCAAAATCCATAACACAAGGATTTAGATATTTTAATGTTTATGGTTCTGGAGAAGAACATAAAGGTGGTCAAGCAAGTCCACAAACACAATTCAGTAAACAGGCAAAAGAAACCGGTAAGATTAAAGTATTTCATAATAGTGACAAATATTTAAGAGATTTTATTCCTGTGGAAGATGTGGTAAATTATCATCTAAAATTTTTAGATTGTAAAGAATCTGGCATTTTTAATATTGGAACCGGTAAGACAAAAAGTTTTCTAGATATCGCATCAGATATTGCATTAGTGTATAACGCAGAAATTATGGAAATTCCTATGCCAGAAATTTTAAAAAATAGTTACCAGGAATATACATGTGCAGACATGAGTAGAGTAAATCAACTGACTAAATAATGCGACTTCTGTAAGAAGTTCTTTAAAAGGAGAAGCAAGTGTTAAACAAAGAAATTAACTTGAGAGAAGTTAAGGAATTTGTAGAAAATTGCGGTCCTGATACAAAACTTTATGTTGGTTGTGACTCTGAAAGAATTAAGATCAGAGATCTTTGGTATGCTGATTACACGATAGCAATCGTAGTGCATATTGCAGGAAAACACGGTTGCAAAATTTTCGGTCAAGTCATTAGAGAACGAGATTATGATTCTGTGAATAAGAAACCTAGAATGAGACTAATGACTGAAGTTTATAAAGTAGCAGAAATGTATTTAGATTTATCTGCAATCGTCGAGAATGATATTGAAGTTCATCTTGACATTAACCCAAATGAAATGTATAATTCTAGTATAGTGATCAATGAAGCGATTGGTTACATCAAAGGTATGTGTAATGTAGTACCGATGGTGAAACCGAAAGCTTTTGCAGCATCTTATGCTGCTGATCGCTTGAAAGGAATAGCAGCGTAGTTATTGCGGGGATGATATAGTGGCAATATCCAGGATACCTTCCTGGTACGGAGTGTTCGATTCCTCCTCCCCGCTCCATCTAATTAATCGCGGTAGTGGTGGAACGGTATACACAGCAGACTTAAAATCTGCCGCCGAGAGGCTTGAGGGTTCGAATCCCTCCTTCCGCACCAATCATAGGGCCTATAGCTCAGTTGGTCAGAGCAGTGAACTCATAATTCATTGGTCACAGGTTCAAGTCCTGTTGGGC